CGAAGGCAACCACATATAGTATTGTGAGTATAACGAACAACTAAAGTGCTGTATTTGTTCTTGACACGTAGCATTTTTAAAACTACGTACAGTTAAGGGCAGAATATAATTAGTTATGAAAGATGATCTTACAGACAAACAAAGACAGCTCGTTGATACTATCGTAGCAACTGGTTGTAGTATAAAGGAAGCTGCTGAAAAGGCAGGATATTCAAGCAAAGGAAGTAAAGAGGCAGCGAGAGTAAGTGCTTCTCGCACACTACGTTTACCAAAGGTACAGAGTTATATGCAACAAAGAATTGCACAAACTCTAGGACTTGGTGCAGTAAGTGCGAGTAAAAGACTTATCGAGCTGTCGACTGGAGCTAGAAGTGAATACGTACAGCTAGAGGCAAGTCGAGATATACTCGATAGAGTAGGTCTAAAAGCCCCAGATAAGATCGCCCATAATCTACAGGGCGATATAAAGATTAACATAGACTTATCGTGAGGCGTTGGTACGCACACCCACTCAGTAAATCGGTAGATTTAGTGGGGGTGGGCGAAACCCACCAGCCTTGGCTGACGAGGCGAGTACAACAGACAATAAGGCTTTGAAAGGTACATATGGCTAAAGCTAAGTTTAAATATGTAGATATACACGAACGTATACCTAAGAAGACAAGTCAAGGTAGCAGAAGGTCTAAGATTAAATCATCATCTATGAACAAGCATAAGAAAAGATCATTTAAGCCTTATGCACGACAAGGGCGTTAGTGCGTTTAAAAATTTTTTTATATATATAAGGTTCCCCTTTTAACAAAGGAGGAATAATGAGTTATATCGTAAAGATATGGAGTAATGATACTCTCAAAAAAGAGCTGGTGTTTGAAGCTGATAATGATATACAAGCTATACAGATGGCTAGTGCAGCAACACCAGATAATTGCAGATCAACATATGAAATCATAAACAAGGAGGACATACCATGCCAATGGGAAAAGGAACCTATGGATCAAAAAAAGGTAGACCAAGTGGAGGTCTAAAAGGTAAACAGAAAAATTTACCACCTGCTTTAAAAAAGCGAATAATGGCTGCCAAAAAGAAAAAGAAGTAATGGCAACCAAAGCAGAAAAACTGCATATGGATAGAGTAGCTAACTTAGGGTGTTATGTTTGTAAAGCACCAGCTACTCTACACCATATAAGAAATAATGGAAGTGGTAATGTTGGTATGGGTAGAAGATCCAGTCATTTTGAAGTAATCCCCTTATGTTATGAACACCATCAAGGTAATACAGGAATACATCTAGATAAAAAAAATTTTATAAAAAAATATGGTACTGAAAAAGAAATACTAGATAATGTATTACTTATGGTAGAAACAGAGTTATGTCGTTCCTCAATAATTTAAGTTTAAAAGATAGAAGAAGATTAAGAAAGATAGTTAAAGCAACTCATCTAAAACATTATCCTACACATATGATTACTGACTATGAAGCAGATAAGTTAGTAGAAGCTTTTGGCGAGGAAACATTATACAATATGCTAAAAGCGAATGTAGGAACTAATGTCGATTAATTTTAAATACAAACCAGATGGTGAAACTCTAAAAGAGTTTATGAAGTCAGATGACTTCTTTAGAGGACTGCGTGGTCCAGTAGGTTCTGGTAAATCAGTATCTTGTTGTATAGAAATATTTAGAAGATCTTTATTACAACAAAAGAATCCACAAGGTGTACGTAAATCTAGATGGGCTGTAATAAGAAATACAAATCCGCAGCTGCGAACAACAACAATTAAAACTTGGTTAGATTGGTTTCCAGAAGATACCTGGGGTAACTTTGCATGGTCTGTTCCTTATACACATAGAATATTAAAAAATGATTTAGATATAGAAGTTATATTCTTAGCATTAGATAGACCAGAAGATGTTAAGAAACTATTATCATTAGAGCTTACAGGCGTTTGGATAAACGAAGCTAGAGAAATACCTAAATCAATTATTGATGCTTGTACAATGAGGGTAGGTAGATACCCTTCTATGAGAGATGGTGGTGCTAGTTGGTATGGAGTTATTGCAGATACCAATGCACCAGAAGAAGATCATTGGTGGGCTATAATGTCTGGTGATGTTCCTGTACCAGATCATATTTCTAGAGAAGAAGCTCTTATGTTAATTAAACCAGATAACTGGAGTTTCTATTCACAACCATCTGCTATGCTAGAAAAAAAAGAAAACAATACAACGATAGGATATGATGCTAATTCTTTAGCAGAAAATAAAACTAATCTTACAAATAAATACTATGATAATATTATTAGAGGTAAAACAAAAGGTTGGATAGATGTTTATGTATTAAATAAACTAGGATCTATTGAAGAAGGTAAACCTGTATATCCAAACTTTAAACAAGAACTACATTGTGCAAAAGAAGATCTAATACCAAGTAAACATCAAACAATATATATTGGAGTTGACTTTGGACTTACACCTGCTGCTGTATTTGGACAAAGACTTACAACAGGTAGATGGATATTATTAAATGAGCTTGTATGTTTTGATATGGGTGTAATTAGATTTTCTGAATTATTAAGAACTGAGATTGCAAAATATTACAAAGGATATGAAGTAGATATATATGGAGATCCTGCTGGAGATTTTAGATCACAAACAGATGAAAGAACACCTTTTCAAATTATGAGGCAATGTGGATTAAAAGCTAAACCTGCACCATCTAATGATGTAGCTCTAAGAATAGAAGCTGTAGACTCAGCTCTATCTAGATTACTAGATGGTAAGCCAGGATTCTTGCTAGACAAAAAATGTGTAAACTTAAAAAAAGGTTTTAATGGTGGCTATCATTATAGAAGACTACAAGTATCTGGAGATAGATATGATGAGAAGCCATTAAAGAATAGATACTCTCACGTGCATGATGCATTACAATATTTAATGATGGGAGCTGGTGAAGGTAGAACTATTCTTGCAGGACAAAAAACAAGTAAGAATGTTATTGCTAATAAAGAATGGGACGTATTTAAAACTAAAAAACCTAAACAAAGGAAAGTATGGGATCTTTTCAGAAAGAATGGTTGATATATTTTTATCAAGCAGAAAACTATGAATATAGTGATTGGTTATATTTTTTAAGAACAGGTTATAAACATTGTGGTGGACTTACATATAATGCAGAAGCAGATCAATGGTTACATCTTGAATTTACACACGCAGGTACAAAGCTATCTTTTTTATCAAAAGATGAAGTAGAAGATATACTTGCCTTTCTAAAACAATACAAAGTATTAAGATGCCCAGTCAAAGATGATTGGAAGCTGCTGCGAATAAAAGATATTACTTGTGTATCTTGGATAATGAGATTAATTGGATTCTATAGATGGTGGATCTTTACACCTTACCAGCTTTATTGTGCGTTGATAAAAGCTGGATATAAGTCATTTTACGAACCAAAGGATCCAAACTATGGCAAAAAAACCAAAAAAAATATCTGACATTGTTGATAAGATGAGAGATCTTCATGAACAAGAAGATGAGTTTATGAATAAAATAAACGAGCTTCATCAAGAAGAAGATGATCTTCTAGCAGAACTTGAAGAAGGTTATGGAAGTTTAACATCTAAAGACATGGAAGATCTTGATTTTGATGATGAATGGGAGGACAGATAATGGGTGGTATTTTTTCAAAACCAAAAGCCCCACCAAGAAATGATGCTCTTGAAAGACAAATGGCAGCTGATAGAGCTGCTGAAGAAAAAAGACAAGCAGATATGGAACGTGAATCTAAAGCTTATGCAACTAAAAAAGCAAAAGGAATCATAGGAGCTAGATCTTTATTTGCTAGAGCAGGTGGTCGAGGCTTTTTTGGATAATGAGAAAAGAACATAAAAATCCCAAAGGTGGTCTAACCGCAAAAGGCAGAGCTTTCTTTAAACGTAAAGAAGGTGCTAATTTAAAACCACCTGTAAAGCGTGGAGTCAATCCTAGAAGGATAAGCTTCGCAGCTAGGTTTGCAGGTATGAAAGGTCCAATGAAAGACAAGAAGGGTAGACCGACTCGTAAAGCATTGGCATTAAGAGCATGGGGGTTTAGAAGTGTTGAAGCAGCTAGAAACTTTGCTAATAGGCATAAAAAGAAAAAGTAAATGGCAACAGCTAAAAAAACAAATCCTGCATTATGGGCTAGAGCTAAAGCACAAGCTAAAGCTAGAATGGGTGGTAAACATTCTGCAAGGGCTATGCAACTTGCTGTTAAAATTTATAAGAAAGCAGGTGGAGGCTATAGAGGTTCTAAGTCAGGAAAGAATAAATTATCTAAATGGTCTAAACAAAAATGGAGAACAAGTAGTGGAAAAAAATCAGAGGGCAAAAGACGTTATTTACCTGATAAAGCTTGGAAAAGTTTATCTGCAAAAGAAAAAGCAGCAACTAATAGAGCTAAAGCAAAAGGCTTTAAAAAAGGTAAACAATTTGTTAAACAACCTAAAGGGATAGCAGCAAAAACAAAAAGGTTTAGAAAATGAAAAAAGCAGAAGCAATAATAAAACAATACGAAGAAGCTCTTTCAGTTAAAGATCATTGGAGAGAAAAGTTTGAAGAAGCATATGAATATTGTTTACCTAATAGAGAATCATTCTATGAAGAATCTCCAGGTCAAAGAAGAACAGATAAAATATTTGATGAAACAGCAGTAGTAGGAGTACAAGAATTTGCTAGTAGATTACAAGCAGGTATTGTTCCTACATTTGCTAGATGGGCAGACTTTCAAGCTGGTGTAGAAATACCAGAAGATCAAAAGCCACAAGTTAATTTAGAACTAGATCAAATAACAGATTATGTATTTGAAGTAATACAAAGCTCAAACTTTAATCAAGAGATACACGAATGTTTTATGGATCTTGCTGTAGGTACAGGTTGTATGCTTGTTGAAGAAGGTGATGCTGTTAATCCAATTAAGTTTACATCAGTACCATTACCTAAAGTATGTTTGATGAATGGACCAGATGGTAAAGTAGATACTATTTATAGAACTAGAAAAGTTAAACCAGAACACATAATGATACTATATCCTAAAGCTATTATGCCAGAAAATTTTGATTTAATGAGGCAGAAAGAATGTACAATCATTGAAGCTGTATACAAAGTATATGAACAGAATGTAGAAAAATATAAATTTTGTGTTGTCTTAAAAGAGATGAAAGAAATTATATTTGAAGAAATATATAAGGGTGAAGGATCTAATCCATATCTTGTGTTTAGATGGAACAAAGCATCTGGTGAAGTATATGGACGTGGACCAATATTTAATGCAATAGGTGCAATCAAAACTTGTAACTTAACTATAGAATTAATATTACAAAATGCACAGATGGCTGTATCTGGAGTATATACTTATGAAGATGATGGAGTTATAAATCCAGATAACATTGCATTAGTACCTGGATCTTTAATACCTGTAGCTCCAGGATCAAGAGGATTAAATCCTATATCAGCAGCATCTAATTTTGATGTAGCTCAATTAGTATTACAAGATATGAGGCAAAATATTAAGAAAGCTTTATATATGGAAACTCTTGGTAGACCAGAAGGAACTCCAATGACAGCTACAGAAGTATCAGAAAGAATGGCAGATCTATCAAGACAGATAGGATCTTCTTTTGGTAGACTACAATCAGAACTTATACACCCATTATTAAAAAGAATAATTAGAATATTATCAGCACAAGGTAGAATTGAATTACCTAAAGTAAATGGTAGAGAAGTAAAAGTAGCAGCAAGATCACCATTAGCTAAAGCTCAACATTTACAAGATGTTGCAGATGTTAATAGATTTAATGAAATACTTGCTGGAACTTTTGGTCCACAAATGATAAACATTATTATGAATCAAAATGAGGTTGCAAAATATATTGCAGGTAAAATGAACTTACCAGAAAAACTCATTAGAGATCAAGAAGAACAACAACAGATAGTACAACAAATCAGCCAACTTAATCAATCCGCAGGGGAAGGAGAGATTCCACAATAATGGGCAAAGGCGTTAAACACTATCTCCGAAGTGGTAAAGAACATAAAGGTAAAATGCATAAGATGGCTAATGGTACATTACATACAGGAGCTACACATACTGCATCTAGTAAACCTTTATTTCACTTTGGAAAACTTTCTAAGACTGCCAAAAAAAAAGCTAGAGCATAATGGCTTGGGATAGTCTTAAAGAAAAAAAACCAATTCCTGCAAAATCGATTGATGGTTATGTTAGAACTCCAGCTGATGAAGCTAAGTTAAACAAAACTTTTGCAGGTGTATTTAAAGGAGCTGATGGTAAATTAGTCCTTGACTATATTAGATCAATCACCACCGAAGCAGTTGCTGGTCCAAACATTGACAGCAATCAGTTATTTCATTTAGAAGGAATGAGATTTCTTGCAGGTGTAATACAAACAAGAATAAAAAAAGGAGAGCAAGATGGCAGATGATAATGTTGAAAATAAATCAGCACCAGTCACCACAGACTCAAAAGAAGCTGCGGTAACTAAACCAGAATATGTACAAGACAAATTTTGGGACGCTGATAGAAAGGAAGTTAACCTAGAAAATCTAGCAAGTAGTTACAATGCACTTGAAAAGAAACTAGGTTCTAGAACAGAAGACTTATCTAAACAGATAAGAACTGATTTAGAACAAGAAAGATTAAGAAATATTCCAGAAGAATATAAAGTTAATCTACCAGAACTTCCAGAAAATGTAGATGTTTCTGTATCAGATGATATGGAAATAGTACAATGGTGGAGAGAAACAGCAAAAGCAAAAGGTTTATCACAAGATGAATTTGATCAAGGTGTTAATGCTTTTGTACAAAATGCAGTTTCTACTTTACCAGATGTAAATGCAGAAATGGAAAAGCTTGGTTCTAATGCTAAAGAAAGATTAGAAGCAGCAGAACTATGGTCTAAGAAATATCTTTCACCAGAATCTTATGACGCTTTTTCTAAACTAGCAGCAACAGCTGAAGGTGTGACTGCTGTAGAAGAACTAATGAAATTAACAAAAGATACTTCTATGCCTACTACACCTACACAGGTTTCAGTAACTCCAGATTTACAGGATTTAAAATCTATGATGGCAGATCCTAAGTATTGGAAAGATGGAGAGAAAGATGCTGCTTATATAAAACGAGTAACAGACCTGTATGAGAAAGCATTCGAAAAAAATAAAGCATAAACCTTTTAAGTATAAAAAACTTAAAAAGGATTTACACTGGCTTGATGCAGTTAGTGAAACTGGTTGGGTTTCTGAATTAGATATGGAAGCCCAAACACCAGCTAAAGCTGTATGTAGCCAGATGTGGATATACAAAGAAACAGATAAATATATTACATTATTTGGTACATATTCATATGATGAAAAAGGTAAGTTAGAATTTGGAGAAGTCATAACTATACCTAAAATATGGATTTAATGTGCGTTGAGTAGAATCATTCTAAACTTTATTTTAGCTGCAAGACCTTAAATATGATATGATTGCCCTTAATTCTAAGGATAACAGTCCCCTGCATAAATAAGATAATCGTTAACTTAACAATAAAAAAAAGGAGCTATAAATGGCAACATCAATAACAAATGCCTTTATTACTCAGTTTGAAGCTGAAGTTCACATGGCTTATCAAAGAATGGGTTCTAAGTTAAAGAACCTTGTAAGACAAGTGAATGGAGTCAATGGAAATACTGTTAAGTTTCAAAAGATAGCAAAAGGATCTGCAAATACTAAAGCAAGACATGCTGAAGTAGTTGCTATGGATCTTGCACATTCAAATGTGTCAGCTACTCTTGATGACTTTTATGCAGCAGACTACGTTGATAAGTTAGACGAGTTAAAGGTAAACATAGACGAAAGACAAGTGGTTGCACAATCCGCAGCGTACGCATTAGGTAGAAAAACTGATGAGATCGTTGATGGTATTTTTCAAAATGCAACAGCACTTGCTAACAACTCGTCTGGTACAGGTACTGGAATGAATCTAGGCAAAGCAACAGCTATGATGGAACTTTTCAATACTAATGACGTACCAGATGATAACCAAAGATACTGGGTCATTGGTCCAAAACAATGGTCAGATCTTTTAAGCTTAGATCAATTCTCTAGAGCAGAATATGTAGGTGAAGGTGAACTTCCTTATTCTGGAGGAATGACAGCAAAAAGATGGTTAGGTTTCTTGTGGTTTGTACATAGTGGACTAAGTACATCTGGTTCAACTGACAGACACACAGTAGCTTGGCACAAATCTTCTTGTGGTCTAGGTATTGGTTCAGACGTTAAAACTGAAGTAAACTACATACCAGAAAAAGTATCACACTTAATAACTTCAATGTTATCAATGGGTGGAACTTTAATTGATACAAATGGTATTAGAATACAGAAGTGTGCGGAGTAATAGGAGGATAATATGGCATACGCAACAGACAACCCAATCAAAAAGATTGCTGAAGCTGGTGGTAATAGTGTTTTCTTCTATATAGATGGAGATGCAATCGGAACAATAACTGGTTCTGGTTACTTCAACTCAGCAACAAATGAACTAAAGCAAGGTGACATTATAATTGTTACTTCTGGCGTAGGTGGAACTATAGCAGCAGACGTGCTATCAGTAACATCAGCTAGTGGTGCAGCTACTGTCACAACTGTAGCTTTAGCATAACGATACTTGTGTGGGCGAGGCAACTCGCCCTCACTTAATAAAAGGATTTTATGGCAACAACAAAAGTAGATATATGTGCAAGAGCTTTAGTAATGATAGGTGCTTCACCTATATCTTCTTTTAGTGATGGATCTACTGAAGCATTAGTAGCATCAAATGTTTATGAAGACATTGTTCAGTCTTCTCTTACAAGACATAGATGGAAGTTTGCAACTAATCAAAAACAAATGTCTTTACTAGCAGCAACTCCAGAAGCTAGATATGAACATGCATATCAACTTCCTGCTAATCCTGGAGTATTACAAATAATTACAGTTACAGTTAATGACTTTGTAATTCCTTATACAAGATATAAAGATATGATATTTGTTAATACATATGGATCTGGTCATAAAGTAATATTAGATTACATATTTCGTGTAGATGAAGATTTCTTTCCTGCACATTTTAGATTAGCATTAGAATATGAATTAGCATCTGTATTTGCAGGATCTGTAGCTAGAGATGCAGGTATGATACGTGAGTTTAAACAAATGGCTGATAGACAATTTTTAATATCTAAAAATATAGATTCTTCAGAAATTACAACAAAACAATTAGATGTTAATAGATATATCAATCTGAGAAACTCAACGAGAACAGATGTATAATGGCAAGATCATTAAAAACTGTAATAACAAATTTTTCAGCAGGAGAGCTTAATCCTTTATTAGCAACAAGAACAGATACACCTGCTTACATTAATGGTGCAAAACAATGTAGAAACTTTTCATTACTAGCAGAAGGTGGTGTAATGAGAAGACCAGGAAGTACATATTTAGCATCATTACCTGGAGAGTCTAGATTAATACCATTTATATTTTCTGATGATGAGATAGCTATTATAGCTTTGTCTAATAATAGAATGGACGTATACAATATATCTGGTACTGCATTATCAGCTAATGTTACAACTAATTGTAATTGGACTACAGCTCAACTCTTTGAACTTAACTTTGCACAATTTGGTGATACTATATTTGTTACACATAGAGATAATGAAATAAGAAAAATATTTAGAACTTCTGCAACTAATTTTGAAGTACAAACATTTGCATTTGATACAGATGATTCTGTTTCATCTGGTGGCGTTAATAAATCTAAACAACCATTTTTTAAATATGCAGCAGGAACTATAAGTGTATCTTTATCTTCTAATAGCGTTGGTACAGGAAGAACACTTACAGCATCAGCTAATGCATTTACAAATGCTTACGTAAATCAATATATAGAAGTAAATGGTAAACAAGGATTTATTACTGGATTTACTTCTGCAACAGAAGTTACAATTACTATTATAGAAGATATGGGATCTACTGGACCACATTTTGATTGGAAAGAACAAACAATATCTTCAGTAAATGGTTTTCCACAAGCAGTATCTTTTCATAATAACAGGTTATGGTTAGGTGGTATAAAAAATAGACCTGCATCTGTATTAGCATCTAGAGTATCTGAATACTTTAATTTTGATGTAGGATCTGGAGCTGCTGATGAAGCTATAGATTTAGATATTGCAGGATCAGAAGTAAATGAAGTAAGACATTTTTTATCTGTTAAAGACTTACAAATATTTACAGATGGTGGTGAATACTATGTACCAAGAGCTACAGATAATACTATAACACCAGCAAATGTGGCTGTATTAAGACAAACACCTTATGGTATAAGTAGAACTGCACCATTATTATTTGATCAAGCATCTGGCTTTGTACAAAAAAATGGTAAATCAATAAGAGAGTTTGTTTATTCTGATATTGAAGATGGCTATAAATCTACAGCTGTATCTATACTTGCAGAACATTTAATTGATAGTCCTAAACAGATTGCTGTTATGAAAGGTAATGCAACTAGACCAGAACAATATGCTTTTTTTTTAAACAATGGTTCTTCTATACCAGGAACATTAGCTATCTTTCATTCTGTTAGAGATGAAAAAATTGCAGGTTGGGGATTATGGACAACAAGAACTAATGATCTATTTCAATCTATAATTTCATTAAATGAACATTTAGTAGTATGTGTAAAAAGACAACTTAATGGGTCAACTGTATATACTCTAGAAAAATTTGCTGATACTGATAGTATTACACTAGATATGAAACTAACAACTACGCTTAATCAAAAGGGTACACCTCTTGTTCAAGGTGCAGGTCAATCTGGAGCTTCGGTAACAATAGATGGTTTTACATCTAATCCAGAAATAAACGAAAGTTTTACAATAGCAGGTAATGCAACTGAATATAAAATACAAGCTGTAACTAATAACACAGGAGGATCTTTTACATTAAACCTAGATAAATCTTTAGCAGCAACACCAGCAGATAATGCAGCTGTTACTTTAACAAAAGGATTTTTACATAATGTAAATACAATATACAGAAATGAATCTGTAAATTGTGTAGATGGTAATAGTAGTTTAGGTGCGTTTACTGTATCTGGTACTGATACTATTACATTAACAACACCTAGAGCAACTGGTGTACATATTGGGTTTAATTTTATACCTATATTAGAAACTATGCCTATTGATAAAGAATTAGCTGAAGGACCATTAACAGGATTACCAAGAAGAATTTCTAGAGCCATCATTGATCTTAATTCTACTTTAGACTTAACTATCAAAGCCGCTGATAAAACTGCCAAGTCTTTAGTAGTCCAACAAGTTAACTTCACTGGTGGTTCTGACCTAGATCCAGTAACAGCTAAAAAAGAATTTTTCTTTTTAGGTTATGATAAAAGCCCAACAGTAACATTATCACAAGATGATCCATTACCTATGAAGGTATTAGGAATGAGTGTGGAGGTAGTATTTGCATGAGTGCTGATCCAGTTACATTAGCTGTTATAAGTTTTGGTGTTCAAGCTGTAGGAACATATCAAGGTATACAAGCTCAGAAAGCAGCTAACAAAGCTCGTATAAGAGAATACGAAACAGAAAAAAAATTTAATAGTTTAAAAGCTTTGCAAGACTCTAATGATGTTAGAGAAGAAGCAATTAAGAAACAAAAAATTAATAGAGCTATAGTAGCAGGATCTGGTTATAATGATGATAGTAGAAGTTTCTTATCTGTACAATCTGAAATAAATAGAATAGCACAAAAAGATATTGGTAATATTAGACTCAATATGATGCGTGGTAATCAAAAAATTGATAGTCAAATATATACAACTAAAGTAATGGGCAAAGCAAAAGAGTTTGGTGGTTATGCAAGTATTATAGCTGGTGGATTTAAAACTGCATCTTATGCAAAACAATATGAAACTACTGGTAAAGGTCAATATGGTTTAGATAGTGATATAACTAAAACTGCAAAAATTAGAACAGCAACAGAAGGATCTAACTAATGGCATTAAAAGCAGGTAAAAGAACTGTAAAATTAAAACCAAGTCTAGCAGATAATATTGGTGTACCTAAATTTCCAGATATTAATATAGCATCAGAAATAGCACAACCTATTGCAAGTGCTATAGACTCTTTTAGAAAAGTAGCAGAAGCAGATGCTGCATCAGCATATAAAGCAGACTTTAATGCAAAAACAAGAGATCATTATATAAATTTACAAGAAAAATTTAAGTTTGATCCAGATGGTATGAAAAATGCTATTGATAGTTATACACAAACAACTTTAGCTAATACACCAAATATATTTAAAGATTATACAACAAATATTTTAGCTCAAAAAAATTTAGCAAGTTTAAATTATTCTACAAAAAATTTTAGAGCAAGAAACGATCAAAAAGCTTTAGATTTATTTACAGAAAATAGAAAAGGTTTTGAAAATGATTTTGCTTTTACAATTAGTAATATATCAGAAGATAATAATTTAGATGATCAATCTTCTATACAAACAATAAATAATACAACAGTTAATACACATTTTTTAAATTTAAATGAAATATATGGAACTGCAAAAGAAACACTTGTAGATACAAATAGATATTCTGGAGTAAAGTTAGGTAAAAATTTAGACTCTGATATTAAAAATACAGAAATATTAAGAGTATTTAGTATTATGAAATCATTACCAAAAAATAAAGCTCTAATTTATTTTGGTGAATATCAAAAAGGTAATGATCAATTCGAAATAAAATCACAAAATTTTGAAGGAAGCAAACAAATAAATAACCCTATTGCAAATCAATATAGATCATACATTAATAATCCTCTTAATAGAGAAGATATATCAAAAGAAGTATTAGATTTATATGAAGACTTTAATGGTAAAAATATTAAAAGCTTAACAGAAAGTAAAGTTACTTATAATATTGATCAAGAACAAGAAATCGGAGGTGGATTATTTATAGGTAAATTTGAAAATAGTAATATATCTAATGCAGAAGATTATATAGATAAAACATATCCAGGTATTAAATCATCACAAGCAGATAGTTTTATAAAAATAGCAAGAGATAATATTGATATACAAACAAAAGTAACAGAAGCATTAAATGGTAAACAAGTAAATTTAAGTAAAGAAGAAAGATCTTTATTCACATTAGCTATGTTTGCAAGATATGGTATTAATAATGAAAACTTAACTGATGTTAATAATCCAGATTTAGCTAAAATGCTTACAATTATGGCAGATCAAAATATACAACCTACTGCTATTGTTGAAAGACTTAATATAAAACAAACAGCAGATTTTAATTCACCAGGAGCTGTACAAAACTTCAGAGATAATTTAGCTTTATATAATTTTACTAAAAGTAAATTTCCAGCATTATCAATAGAAAATAGTTTTATTTATGAAGAAGCTAACAAACTTACACCTAATGGTAAAGCTGATGATAAAGTATTAGGAACTAAATTAAATAATTTAGCAGGTGATGCTAAAAATTATAAAGTAAATTTACAAAATATAGAAACAAATTTAGCAGCTAATGCTCCTTTAGTATTTGATCAATTTGTAGGTATAGTAGACAAATTAGATGTTAATGTAGATTCTAATTATTTTTATAAATTAGCAACAGGTAAAGAAAACCCATATGTAGATGTATTACAAACAAAAGATACTACTTTTTTACCTATAAGAGCTAAAACATTAATTACACCACAAGTTCAATCTGACTTACTAAGTAGAGTAAAAACAGAATTATCTATGATGGTAGGTGCAAGTAACTTTGATTTAAATACAGATGAAGGTAAAAAATTATTTGATCAAGCAACTTTTCAAGCTCTTGAAAGTATGAATCTTGCAGGATATGGAGTTACTAAATATAATTCTAAAGATCCAGGTAGAAATATGTTAACTATGTTTCCTTATGAAAGACATGGATCTGTTCAAGGTCAAGGTTTAGATAATGCTATAATTGCTATTGGTGAAGAATTAAAAAACACATTATCTAAATCTGAACAAATAGATAGATTTGGTGCAATAATAGGTAAAGATAGACAACCAGTAAATATTACTGATGTAATTAAAACAGCCTTAGATGAAAATAGAAAAAACATTGTTATTGAATGGACAGGCACTATGGATAATAATGGTAAACCTAATTATCATTTAAAGATTGTTCACGAAGGTACTTTAATAAATTTAACAGAAGGTGATAATTATTTTAAACCTGGATTAGAAGGCGTTCCAGAAGCAGGAAAAAGTTCTAGTAGAGAAGCTTTAATAACAACATTAGCACAAAATAAATATGATATGTTTATGCAAACATTTGGTCATTTATTAGATGGTGATAGTACAGCAGAAAATTTTGCTAGAAAAGTTATATATGGAACTATAAAAACAGGTATAAAAGCAAGTGATTATAAGTTTTATCCAGATATACCATTAATAGATGATGTACCAGCAGAAGTAAAACCTTTTGCATTTATATTTAAAACATTAGGAATAGATGTAGATTTAAAACCATATTACCAACAAGCAGCTAAAATAGATGCAGAAATACAAGAAAATGTTTCTTATGATGAAAGAATACAAAGTAATTCTAAATTAAGCTCAACAGATAAAGTTTTAGAATCTGCTTTTCCACCACATAAAACTAAATATACTAGAAGTAATTTATCTAAAAAATATAAAAATTTTGTATATGAAAACTATTTAGATAAATCATTACCACTTACATTTAGAACAAATAATTATATGGCTGTTATGAAAACTGATAGTGCTTGGAATGGTGAAATGACTGATATATCTACAGGTAATCAAGCTGCAATATTTGCTAGTCCTATAGATTCTATAAGAGCTGGTGTTAGAGTTATGATTAATAATTCAACTTTAATAAATAATAACACAACTAAAAGATATGATGATCAACCTACTATAGAAGAAATATTAACTAACTATGCTGAAAAGTCAGATGTATATTTAACAGCTTTAGAAAGTAAAACAGATATGACAAGAGATGATATTGTTAATTTTTTAGATCCAGAACAAATGTATAAACTTATTGGTTTTATGATTGAACATGAAATGGGATCAGAAGCTTTTAATAAATATTATCCACCAGGTCAAAGATTCTTTTTAAATGCAATGATAAAAGAAGGATATGAACAAGGAATAAATTCTTATGGTGGTAAACTTGGAAAACTTAGATGACAGCTTATCCTTATACTCCAGATGATGCTAAAAAAGTATTAGAACAAGAATCACAAGATGTAAAATATAAAGCATCAGATTTTTTTACAGGTTTTAGAGAAGAAAATCTTGGTGCTATAGCAGTAGATTATTTTGTAAATAAACAAGATTTTCCTGCTGATGAAAATTATAATCCAAAATTAGATCCACAAATAGAACCATATTCTGATTTTTATGATCATTTTATGTTTAGTAAAAGTGCTATAGAAACTACATCAATAATTAATAATTTAAAAAAACAAGCAGAAAATGATTATGCAAGTCCTTGGTATCAACTAGGTAGAGTATCTGGAGCTTTTTTAGATCCATCTACATATTTATTATTTACTAAAGTAGGTCAAAGTGCAAAAGTATTTGGTACTGCATTTACAGCAGAAGAAATAGCTAAACAAGTTATGCAACCTAATAGACCAGATGAATATGTTCCATTTGTTGTAGCTGGTGGATATGGTTTACCATATTTTATAAATAAAATGGCTAAAGGTAATATTCCTGCAAGTGTTCAACAAAAAGTTGTACAAGCAGATAAACATTATCATCAACCTAAACCAGTATCACAACAGATATATGAAGATGGTAAATTTATAGATCCTAATAAAAGACCAACAGTTAGTTCAGCTGGAGCTGCTGCTAATGAAGATGTAACTAAATTAAAACTTACACCTAAAGATGAATTTGAAGCTGAAAGATTTGTTAAAAGTAATCTTGGTAAATTTGGAGAAGATGGTCCTTGGACTAATATATTTAGAACAACAAAAGCTAATTCTAAAACTGCAAGAACTATGATTGCAGATATATTAGATACACCACTTCTTAAATTAAAAAATACAAAAAAATATGGTTTTCAATCTACAGATGCATCTATAGAAACACAACTTCGTATGAGAGAAGTAGGCAATATAGAAGCTATGAAAGGTATTAAAGAACAATATTTATTATATGTAAATAGAGTACAAGGTAAAACTTTAAAAACAGAACTCGGTATCAATTTACACAATTTAAGTGGTGACTTTATGAGTCTTGCAGAATTTTCTAGAGAAGTAACTAAAACTAGACTTAATAAAATGCAACATGATGTACCAGAAGTAGCAGCAGCTGCAAGAATATCTGATGAAAAAGTTTATAAGCCAATAGGTAAAGAAATGATTGAATATGGAATTAGAAAACTACCTATAGAAAGAGAACTTAATTTTTGGAAAAGTACATTAGAAGTAATGATTAAGAAAGGTGAAAAAACTAAATCATTCAAATCTAAAGTAGATGGTAGTACATCATCTTATTCAATTACAGAAATTAGAAATAAAATTGCTAAACTAGAAGAAAGACTTAAATATTCTGATAGATTAGTAGAAGATTATATTAATATTATTTATAATAAATCTAATATAGATAAAAATAAAGGATTATTTAAAGATATTATTAGAGAAGATTTAATAAAACAAAAAAAATATATTAATGAAAAAAAATTAAATGTTCTTGTAGATGATCTTGCATCTCATTTTCCATTTCAAAGATTTGAAAAAACAAAATATACAGACAATATAGATGATCTATTATATGAAAGATATGCATTTAATAGACCTAGATATGCTAGAGCTACAAGAGCTAGAGAACTAAACCTTTTACCAGAAACACAAATTAAATTATTAGATAATGATTTTATTGTTGGAGATATATTCTCTCTAATGAAAACATATTACAGACAAATTACTCCAGATATATTATTTACTAAAAAATATGGTGATCCTAATGCACTTGGTTATAAATATATAGATGAAGCTGAATCAATGACTTTTCCTGGTTTATATCAAGTAGCACAAGAATATAATATAAAAGCATTTAAAGCATCTACTAAGCAACAAAAAGCTAAAATAATAGCTGAAAGAAATAGAGTATTAGAAGATCTTGAAGCAGCAGTAGAACTTGTAAGAGGTACTTATGGTTTACCAGCAGATCCTCACGCTTGGACTTCAAGAGCTATGAGAACATTCAAACATTATAATGCTCTTACAATGCTAACAGGATTTTTTGCAGCAACAGCAGATGTAGCTAGAGTTGTAATGACATCTGGTATTCAAAGAGGTTTTAAAACACAATTTGAAATGTGGGCAGATATGATTGCTAATAAAAAAGTAGGTATATTTAAAGCTGGTAAAAAAGAAGCTCAATCTTTTGCAGAAGCTGTAGATATGGTTACAGGTCAAAGAGCAATGTTATTTTCTGATATAGGAGATATGTTTGGTATGACTTCTAAAATTGAAGGTATGATGGGTAAAGCAGCAAACTTCAATTTTATGTATGTTAACTTAATGTCTAGATGGACTGAGTTTATGAAAGGTGCAGCATCTGTAACTATAGGTTCAAGAATTTTAGAAGATTCAATAAAATGGAGTAAAGGTACATTATCAGATAAAAATAAAACTAAATTAGCAGCATCTGGTATTGATGAACAGATGGCTAAAAAAATAGCTAAACAAGCAGAAGAACATGGTACTAAATTACAATTTAATTTTATGGCAAATAGTGCTGAATGGACTGATGATGCAGCCAAACAAGCATTTGGTGCAGCACTTAATAAAGATATAAATTTAACAATCGTAACTCCAGGTAAAGGAGATACTCCATTATTTATGAACTATGAACTAGCAAGTACAATAGTACAATTTAAAAAATTTGCTATGGCATCTACACAACGTATGTTGTTAAGAGGTATGCAAGAACGAGATATGGATTTTTTATTTGGTTCTATATTACTAATGGGTGCAGGTATGTTAGTAGATGGAGTGTATAGTGAATTTAGATTTAATAAAGATTATAGTAAAATATCATTAACAGAAAAACTTCTTAATGCATTTGATAGATCTGGACTTGGTGGAATTTATGTAGATGTTAATAGAGCTATAGAAGCATTAACAGATAATAGAATTGGTATTAGACCATTATTAGGAGAAGGAAGACCATATGGTTCTTCTATGAAATCTAAAGTAGGTTTACTTGGTCCATCAGCATCACAAATTTATAATATATTTGATATTATGTATGACGTAGGTGGTAACAAATATAATCATTATACAGCACGTAATGTGCGTAGATTAATTCCATTTCAGAACGTATGGTATCTAGATTGGTTGTTTGACGACATAGAAAAAGGACTTCGATAATGGCAATTACAATTTCTGATACAGAACCACGTATACAA